TATCACATTCATTCACAGACAGCTACAAATATGAAGTGGTATATGTAGGTAGTGGTATTACACACGGAACAGAGAAAGATTTAAAATGTTCCAACTGTGGTATTACAAAACAATACTTTAATCAAATGTCTCATGATAAGTTTATAAATAGAACAGAAAACGATTTAAAGAAATTAAAGAACATACCACCTGCTAGACGTTCAAGACACTATGACGGTAATTTAAAAGATACGCTACAAACACTTGGGCGAATTAAAATAGCAAATGATTGTTCACTGTATAAGAATAGAATTAAGAAAAAGTAATTAATTAAACCTGCATAATACCATAAATTAAAAATATCTACTATCATTGATTAGTATTAGGTTAATGATTTATTGAGAGGCATGGAATTGGCTGATAGAAGAAATTTTTGGGATTTAATTGGGGTAAATAGACCAAAAGTAAATGACAACAGAAATGTAAAAAGAAGTACAGGATATAATTTTTTTAGAGATGATCCTTCGGAAAGTGTGTATGGTAATCAATTCATACAAGGATATAATACGAGTGCAGGTAATTGGAATTTAGAGGGATTAGGTAATGGCGAAAGTAATTCAGCAGTTACATCATGCTTACAGGTCTTAGGTTTATCTTTCTCAGAAGCAACTTTACAAGTCTGTTATTACAATGAAGAGGGATTAAAAGAGGAATTACTCGGCCACCCATTAACACTATTAATGAGAAGACCAAATCCATATATGAGTGGTGATGTCGTACAACAATATTTAATAAATGCTCTTCATGTTTCTGGAAACGCTTATCTGTTAAAGCAAAGAAATGAAGCAGGGCAATTAATAGCACTTTATCCTTTAATGCCCGAAATGGTAGAGCCAAAAGGATCTAAAGAGGAATTAATAACTCATTATGTATATAAAACAGCAGAAGAAGAAATATTATTAGATCATAACGATATTGCACACTTTAAATTAGGTTTAGATCCAACAAACCACAAAAAAGGATATAGCCCATTAAAGAGTGTATTAAGAGAAATATATTCAGATGAGAGTGCAGGACAAATGGCCACAGCTTTATTATCCAACATGGGTGTTCCTAGTGTTATGATCACACCGAAAGATGAGTTTGGACCTACACCCGAAGAAGCAGAACAGATAAGTAAATCATACCAACAAAAAGTAGCAGGTAAAAATAAAGGAAAACCTTTAGTAATGAGTGGTGCTATGAATGTGGAAAAATTAGCTTTCAGCCCAATGGATTTAGATATAGGATTATTAAGACAAATTCCTGAAGAAAGAATATCAGCAGTGCTAGGTGTTCCTGCAATTTTGGCGGGACTTGGTGCAGGATTAAAACATGCAACTTACTCAAATGCTAGAGAATTAAGAGAATTTTTTACAGAAAATAAATTAATTCCTTTATGGAGAATGATTGGAGAGGAAGTAACACAACAAATTCTTTTAAAGGAATATGAGGAAGATAGTAAAAATGAAGCTAAATATGATTTTTCAGAAGTAAGAGCTTTACAAGCAGATCAAAATGAATTATTTAATAGATTAAATACAGGTGTACAAGGTGGTTGGATAACAGTAGCAGAGGCTAGAGAAAAAGCAGGACTTCCAACAGATGAAAACCAAGATGTGTATTTACTTAATGCTTCAATAATTCCTGTTCCTGCAAATTTAGAAATTCCTAAAGTAGATCAAGAGCCTAAACCTGCAACAACGACACCACAAGCTGTTGTTACAGAAGATGATGACGATACGGAATATTCAAGCAAAGTAATTAAAAAAATAGAGGATCAATTTTGTGTAATTGCTGAGGATAGTGGAAAAAATATGGGCTGTTATGCTACAAGAGAATTAGCAGAACGAAGATTAAGACAAATAGAAAAATTTAGTGATGATCCTAAGAAAAATAGGAGAACGGAAGATACATATTCTTTTACCGAAGACGGACAACGAGTTCATAATACTTGGTTAGAGAAAACAGATGAAGAAGAAGAATAATAATTTCTCTAGTGCTAGAGATCTGATCGATAGAAGAAACCAATTAAGAGAAATTGAATGGGATAAAAGAGTAAATCGATTTGAAAAAGCAGAAGTAAAAGATAGTATTTGGGAAGCATATAATAAACTATTAGGAAATTGGGATTTTGTCTTTGCTTCAGTATATTATGATCTATTAAAAGGACAAGTAAGAGCTATTAATAAAACTCTAGCTGTCAATCCACCTACAATTTCGGGAATTATTCCTTTATTAAATTCAGTTATTAATTCAAATAATAAAACATGGTACGAGGAACTAACACCCTTTTATGAAAGCATGGCTTTAGATTTTGCTTATTTACAAGTTGAATTGTTACTGCCTGATGAATTAAAAGAAAATTTTGTATATTCAGAAACAGAGCAAGAGGATATATTAAGAGCAAGAAGAAGATTACCTAGACAAACAATATTAACAGAAGGCTTCCACCCAAGAAGAAAACGAGGACAAGCAATACCACTTAATAGGAATAAATATAATAGAGATGTAAAGAATTTTGTATCAAATAGATTAGACACTTACTTACCCGACATGAGTAACACTATGAAAAAAAACCTTAATGTAGCTTTAAGAAGATCAATAGATCAAGCTACTGATTTAGGATTAGCAGGAAAAGAATTTGAGGATTTTGTAAGCAGAGGAATATCAAAGAGCTTAGGTAAAAAAAACTTAGGTAGAGCTATGAATATTGCTAGAACAGAAGCAACTGCATTGAGTAATTATTCTTTAAAGACAAGTGCTAAGCAAACAGGTTTAATTTTAGAAAAGGAATGGATCACTCGTAGAGATGGGGTAGTAAGAGAAGCGCATATTTATATGGATCTACAAAGAGTTCCACAAGATACTGATTTCAGCGTACAAGGTTATTTTATGAATTATCCCGGAGATAGTAGTAAAGGAGCTCCTGCTGGGCTAGTATGTAATTGTAGGTGTACTATGATTTTTCACGAAGTTAAGATATAATAGGAGATAATTATGAGTAAAAATTTACAACATAAAGAAGTGAAATTAACTACCACTAATGAGGTAGAGGGAAAAGTAGAAGCAGTATTTTCGGTGTTCAACGAAATAGACAGCGACAATGATGTCGTACTTCCAAATTCTATAAAATCGGGATATGGAGATAGAGGTGTTGCTATGGTTTGGGCTCACGATTGGAAAGATGTGATCGGTAGAGGCGAAATAGTTTCTGATGAAAACAAAGCAACATTCAAAGGTCAATTCATAATGGACACAGAACGAGGTAGAGATGCTTTTAACACAGTTAAAGCAATGGGCGATCTACAACAATGGTCATTCGGATATGAAGTGTTGGATAGCGAAAATGGTACTTTTACTAAAGACGGAACAGATATAGATGTTAGATACTTAAAAGATGTTCAAGTATGGGAAGTTAGCCCCGTGTTAGTTGGTGCAAATCAAAACACAGAAACTGTATCTGTTAAAGAACAAAATATTGAAGATGAAAATACAGGAACAAGATTTAACGAAGATGTAGATGAGTTGCTTACCAAGTTATCTGCTGTGTTAAAAAGAGCAAAGGCACTTACTGCCTTACGCTTATCAAAAGAAAAAACATTGTCGGAGGGATCTACGGCTGTTTTATCTGAATTACAGGATAGTATCCAAGAAGTGTATCAAGATATAGATACATTACTTGATGTTGCAGGTGCTGATGATGAAGAAAAAGCAGAAATAGATGACACGACTTTGTTATTAGAAACGGAACAAGTGTTGTTAGAAACATTTGATCCTGAATTGTAGGAGAATAAAATGAGTAAATTAGTAGAACTCAAAAAGGAACTACAAGAGCTAAGAGAAAACACTCTCAACGAATTTAAGGATATAGATAGTACTGGTTTTGACGCTGATACTTCTGAGAATTGGATTAAAAGAAACGAGAGAATGTCTGAACTTACTGAAAAGATTAAAGAAGCGCAGAAGATAGAAAATGAAAAGAAAGAACTCGAAAGTGCTGTTGAAGCAGGGAAAGTAGTAGAGCCAAAAGCAATACATACTGAAAAAGCTGCTTATGAAGCACCTAAAAGTATTGGACAATCATTTCTTGAGTCTGACGCTTATAAATCATATGTAGAAACAGGCATAAAGAATGTTAAATCTGAACTCAAGTGGGACCCAAGAGTAGAAACTAAAACTACTGTTACTGAAACTACTTGGCCTCCTGGCGTTGTCAGAGCACCAAGAATTGAGGAAAGCGCACAGTTAGATCCTTATGTAATTCCTAATTTAATAGATACTATTGTTACTGATCAATATCAGTATAAGTACCTAGAGGAAACTACATATACTAATAATGCGGCTCCAACAGCAGAAGGAAGCGCTCTCGGAGAAAATGCTTTAGCATTCACAGAGAGAACAGAAGAAATCAGAAAAATTGGTGCATTTATTCCAATGACTGAGGAACTTCTAGCTGATGTTTCTGCGGCTCAAGGTTACATTGACAGCAGATTAAGGTTTATGGTTAGACAAACAATTTCTGACCAAATCATTGGAGGATCAGGCTCAGGCGTGAACCTCACAGGTATTCTTAACAAGACTGGTATCAATTCCTTTAACTATTCCTCATTTAGTGGAAACCTAAAGAGAATTGGTCAGCTATTTGAAGCGATTACTGAAATTCAGAAAGACGCTTTTATGCAACCAGACGCAATCGTAATGCACCCATCTGATTGGTATCAAGTTGTTACAGAAGTAAATGCAGTTACAACAAGTGGATCATTAAATCCATTATTTGTAGGCGCAGGTAACTTCAACTCAGCTGTGGCACCAACAATTTGGGGACTTCCTGTTGTAGCTTCAACAGAAATCTCAGCAGGGGATTGCTTAGTTGGAACATTTGGTGGTGGACAAGCTATTCATATAGTCGCAAGACAAGGTATGGAAGTTGCTATGTCTGATAGCCATGATGAGAACTTTGTAAAAGATATTATTGTAATGAAAGCAACTGTACGAATGGGACTTCCTATTTATAGAGCAACAGCTTTCGCTAAAATATCAAACTTCTAAGGATAACTTAGAAATAATTATGACTTTAGTAACTCGTTCAAGCTTTAATGGTAAGGACGAGTTACAGTCAGGAGAAAAAATGATTTTAAAAAAATATGTATGGATAGATGACGCAGGTAAGATCGCTGAAACTACTGATAACAACATTCCTAAAGCGTGGAGAAAAGGAAAACTACTTGGTGTAAAAGGCCATGAAGTATCTGATGCTCAAGCTAAGGAATGGGGTATTGGTAAAAAAGCTAAAGCACCTGCTGAAAATAAAGGGAAGTAATTCCTTATGGCCATTACCAATGGCTACTGCACACTCGCAGAGTTAAAAACCTATCTCGGTTTAAGTGGTAGTGGCCAAGATGACAACTTAGAAAATGCAGTAGATAGTGCAAGTAGAGAAATCGATGGAATTTGTGATCGATTTTTTTATCAAACTAGCTCAGACGCAAAATACTTCACACCCGACAACGCTTTATTTATAGATGTACCCGATATATCTAGCCCAAGTGGTTTAGCAGTTTTAATAGATACTTCAGATGATGGAACACACGATACAACACTTACAATAAATACAGATTTTTACACAAAACCATTAGACGCAGGAAACGAAGTTGATGGTATTCAATACCAACCAATAACTCAAATTACAATATTAGACACGAGATCTTCTGAAAGGTTTGATCCAACAATAGTTAAACAAATAAAAATAACAGCTCAATGGGGCTTCTCAGCAGTTCCTCATGCAATTAAACAAGCTACTCTATTACAAGCTACAAGACTATTTAAAAGAAAAGATAGCCCATTCTCTACTTATGGAAATCCCGAAACAGGTACAGGAGAATTATTTAATAAGTTTGATCCCGACGCTATGAAACTTATTAAAAAATATATTAAAAGAACTTTGTAATGGCTAAACAGCAATTCAAAGTTGAAGTACAGGGTGCTATACAATTAAAAAAAAGACTAGATGAGAAAAAACTATTATATAAACCACTAAGAAATTATTTCAATGTTGTTGGGAAAATAGTTAAGAAACAAGCAAAAACACAGACACCCGAATTTACAGGAAGACTTAAATCCCAAATAAAATATAAAAGAGTAAGGGATAAAGGAAGATTGCCTGGTGGAATAAAAGTGTTTGTTACAACACCTTATGCTTCTTATGTTCATGGATCAATGGATAAAAATTATAAATATAGAGGACTTAAGTATCCACAAGATAAAGATAAATTCAGTAGAACAAAACCTCATTGGCCACCTGCTTCTGCACTTCAGAAA